TATATGTGCAAATGATGGGTAGAGGCATGCGTATAGCAGAGGGCAAAAAAGATTGTTTGATTTTAGACTTTGCCAAGAATATTGAACGTCATGGCCCTATCAATCAAATAGCACCCAATCAAAAAGGCAAGCGTAAAAGAACGGGTCAAGCGCTTGTTAAGAGCTGTCCAGAATGTCAATCGTATGTGCCTAAAGCTGTAACCACTTGTCCAGATTGTGGTTATGTCTATCCTATGCGTAAGCTGGAATTAGAGCTGGTTGCATCTAAATTAGATATTATTTCTAAGACAGCCAAAAAAGAACGCTACGATACTAAAGTTATCAACCTGTGGTTTGGCAATCATCAGAAACAAGGCAAGCCTTTACCTGTACTCAAGGTCAGCTACAAGACACCCAATAAGATTATTAGTGAGTACATCTGCTTTGAGCATTCGGGTTATGCAAGAGAGAAAGCTGTAGCTTGGTGGAACAAAATGGTAAGTGGTGATAGTTTGCGAAGATCCCCACCCTCTACAGTAGATGAAGCTTTGTTTAGACAAACAGAAGTTAACAAACCAGATTTAATTAAAGTCGATTATTCGGGCAAGTTCCCTAATATCGTCAATCATATTTATGCAGATAGGTAAGCCAACACGTTGTTATCCATTTAGGAAAGAGACGGGAGATTTTATGTTTATACCTTATGACTATACAGAGGCAGAATTAAAATATGTTGGCGGTGGTAGAGATACCTTAGAACAAATAGAAGATTTTTGGGATTCAATAGGAAACCCTATGTATAACAAGCGACTGTCTTTTGAAGACAACATGCTAAACTTATACAACAAGTTGCGGTATTGGCCTAAGCCAATGCTAAATGATAATGTCGTGCAAACGATGATTTTGGAGTATGAATATGATAATAGAAGAACTAAAAGAGTTTGAGTCTGAGCAAAAGGGCGACACCCTGGTATTCTCAGACATACCCAACCCTGTTTACCATGCGGGTGTTGGAGTTAGTAGCAGTAAGATTAGAGCCTTTGGCAAATCGCAACTGCATGCGGTGGAGAGAGTCCAAGAGACAACCCCTGCAATGAACTTTGGTACAGCTGCCCACGCTTTGCTGGTAGAAGGTGAGGAAGCTTTTAACCAAACAGTAGCAGTCGTGATGGGATCTCCCTATACCAATGCCAACAAAGAACTGAAAAAAGAGTATGAGGAGCGCGGCCTAACAGTTATTAAAGAAGCTGAAATGACGGCAATCAAAGGTATGAAGGAGCATATGATTGAAGAGGGCAACATCTACCTTAACGCTGAAGGCAAGGTAGCAGAGGCTAGCTTCTATTGGTATGAAGGCGAGGTTCTTTGTAAGTGCCGACCAGATGTTATCTGTCCGCCAGTTCAAAGCCCATACCCAGACAACGCCATATGTGTAGTGGACTACAAGACCACTCAATCATGTGATCCAGTAGAGTTTGCTTATTCGGTTAAAAAGTATGGCTATGATATGCAGGCTGCTTGGTATCGCAGAGGTATGGAAAAAGCTGGCTTTAAGTTAGATGAGTTTGTCTTTGTGGCGCAAGAGAAGGTCTACCCATACGCATCCAAAGTATTTATCATCTCAGAAGAACAAATGAATCTTGGCTGGGAAAAGATGGAAGGCTTCTTGGAGCTGTACAAAAATCATTCAGAAGGTGGCCATCTATCCGTTTATAACTCGCCGAATATCGTTACCCTAACTTTATAATCGTGCCAGCTTACAAATTTAGAGAAGACGTATCTCTTGCTGAGCTGAAAGATTATATAGACAGCACCTACGATCAACACTATGCCAAAGGTAAGTACCAGGCAACAGATATGATTGTAGATGCTGGTTTTGGCGAAGGATTTTGTATTGGCAATATAATGAAGTACGCCATGCGCTATGGCAAAAAAGACGATAAGAAAAAAGAGCTTCTTAAAATCATTCACTATGCAATGATTGCTCTATACGTCAACGATCAATAAAAATTATGCTAGGATAATAGGTATGTTATTTCCTAGCATTCCTCAATACCTGTGCGTATATGAATCAAATAATGATATTCATTTGGTTGTATTGCAGGCCAGAAACTCTGATGTTGCAGAGCTGTTTGCTTTGCTGCGTTCTATGGAGGAAAGTTCTGATTACACGTTTGGAAAAATTCTAGACGTTAGTGAAGTAGATCCTACCCATCATATTAGTCTAACCATTCATTAAAAGGTAGAGCGCTTTTCGACAATGCCTGCGCTCTCAAGACACTTTACAGGACTAAAGCAGAGTGGATAACTTCTCGTAAAGCCCTTGTCTATTAAAGTGCTAGGTAGGTACATACTATCTAAATGGGGGGAGATCATACCCTTTAGGCGCCCTAGCAACACCTTATAATTACAAGCTCGGTTTAGCTGGAGCTTTGGCCTCAGAAGTTCCTTCTGTTACCCAAGCTGGAGTGTCGTCTGCTTGTTTAGGCGACATTTTTTCCAACGGCTTAAAACCCTTGATGTTGTTTTTATCATCAGGATAGTCTGGATTTTTACTTTTCTCAATGCCAAAAGTACAAATCACTTTGTTACCAACCAAATCGACACCATTAGCGGGCGGGTTGTCTTTTCTGCCTAAAGCTTTGACCAAGGTAGAGAATTTCCTAGAGGCTATCTGTCTAACCTTTTCTTGCTTTTCAGCATCGCTATTTTTGTACCAAAGATTGAGATTGTCTCTAGCAATCCAGCCTTTGTACTTTTCACCACATACTTTAACCTCTAACGCAAGATAGTCGTTGCCATTGCTAGAAGTAGTCTTCTCGCACTTGCTTATCTCTGTTAAATAGTCCCCTTCTGGAATAGTAGACTCACCGCTATTACCAGATTCAAAATCAAACTTGACGTCTGCAAAATCGCTCATTATTTTTCTCCTTTTGAAAATCCAAGTTTATTAATAATATATGTCAAGTTAGGCTCTTCAAAAGAATCTAGCTTGCCACTCCTATCCTTAGCAATATAATTATCGCCAAGAACTGTTTGCAACCAACGATTGGTTACTTTCTTTCCTTCATCGTTTTCTTCGGTGAAAGTCCTAAGACATAACACCTCATCAAAGAAGTAAGGAATTTGAGTAGGTAGTTTAGCACCAACCATCATTGGTTGATAATGAAACATACCTGTTGCTTCGTCTCGAAGCTTGTCTTCTTTAGCAACAAAAATAACGTGCATCTTAAGATCTCTAAATCTACGCATCGTTCTAGTCATTACATTAATAACTTCTCCGTAGGCTTGTCGAGGATCTTTAGACCTTGCTTTTTCTTGCGCTAATAAAAGCTCAGACATCTCGGTAACACTATCTAAGCAGACAGTATCATAATCAAGATCTCCGTTTTCAAGCATTTCAGCAATCTGTTCTATTTCTGAAGCTTCTTTAACTTCAATAGCGGTAACATTGTTTGCATCTTTAATAGATAACAAACCAGCTTCCATACTAATGATTAAAGTTTTTCCAGGTGATGTAGCACATGCAGTTGTTTTACCAGCCCCCGATGCTCCATACATTAAAATCTTAGCGCCTTGGTTTTCTACCAATTCGCTAGGACTTACAATTCTACTTAAAATATCAGACATTTAATCTTCTCCGTTTTATTTAAAAATACTATTTTAATTTATTTTAATATGAATTACAATGTGTGAACATTAAATATTTAACGGAATGTAAAATGAGAGAAGTAGACCAAAATCAATGGAGAGTGAATTATCTCTGGAGGTTGAAAAACCTGACCAATGAAGAGCTTAAATCATTTAAAACTAAAAATCTAGAACCTGAACATAAGGAGAGGGAAGTGCAAAGAATAACTTTAAAGAAGTATATAGAATTTATTGGAACAGAACCTGCGGCAGAATTATTTGACTGTTCAGCAGCATCAACCAAAGCTTGGAGGTATGGTTTAAGGCAGCCTTCAATTAAACAAGCTAAAAAAATTATTAAAGCATCTGGCGGTAAGCTAGACTTCGAGTCTATCTTTGGTCCTATTGAAGAAAGTAGTGAAAGTTAAGAGTGTTCAATTTACAAGTAACAGCGCAAGACTCTGCGTTGGACTTAGCTCTGGCTTATGCAGAATACGGCATAAGCGTAGTACCACTACATAGACACAATAAAGTTCCGCCCAAAGAATTAGGGGGGTGGCAAAAGTTTCAAGAGCGACAGCCGACGACGGAAGAAATAGAGAAATGGTTTAAAGGGCGTGATGATTTAGTCGTCGCTTTAGTCTGTGGCAAGTTTATTGTTATAGATGCAGATACACCTGAAGCGGTCAATTGGTGTGAGGCCAACTTACCAGTAACACCCTTTAAAGTAGCAACAGGAAAAGGGGTTCACTATTATTATAATAATCCAGAAAACTTTACTACTTGGGTAGCCAAAAGAACCGAAGGCTATGATCCAGCCAAACTAATTGATATTAGAGGTGTGGGTGGTTTAATTGTTGCTCCGCATAATATTCATGCAACAGGAGCTATATACACTCCTACAAGAATTGAAGACTGGGATCTAAATGATGTTGATGATTTACCAAACTTAACTCAAGAGTTATGGGTAAAAATAACGGGAGTTGAGAAACTTAACGGTCAACCAATCTCTACACCTTTATCTATTCAAGGTGTTTCTGAAGGCGGCCGTAACGATCAAGCGGCAAGACTAGCGGGTTATTTGATAGCTAAAGGTTTAAATACAGATTTTACAGAGTTCTTTGTACAGTCTTGGAACGAACAAAATACTCCACCTTTATCAGCAAGTGAAATATCCACAACAGTTAATTCAGTTCAAAAAACTCACGATAGAAAAAACCAACAAGCGCCTGCTTATATATCAACAACCAAAACAGTAAAAGAGCCTGTCAATCTTTTTTCTCCGCCTGGTGTGTTAAAAGACATTTACGAATACTCAGAAAAAATAGCGCACATATCTCAGCCAGCGATTAGCATGCAAGCAGCTTTGTCTTTAGGCTCGGTAGCTTTGGGCAGAATGTATAGAACCAATATGAATAACTTTTCATCTTTATTTTTTATGTGTATTGCTAAGTCTGGCCAAGGTAAAGAAAATGTTAAGACGGTCGTTGAAACTATTTTGGATCATGCTGAATATAGCGACCTTATGGCTGGAGACGGCTATACTTCAAGTGGGGCTATCTACAGCTTATTAAGATATAAGCCAACCCATATAACCGTAATGGATGAGTTTGGCAAAAGATTAGAAAGTATATCTAAGTCATCTAACTCTAACAAAGAAGATGCGTTACAAATACTTATGGAGACTTGGGGAAGATGTCATGGCGTTTTAAGACCAGATAACTATTCAATGATGACGCTAACTAATAAACAACAAAAAGAAGTATTAGATAGATCAACGATTAAACCTGCAATTACTTTGGTCGGTATGAGTGTGCCTAAAAACTTTTATGGCGCGTTATCAACAGGTCGTATTGTTGACGGATTCCTTAATAGGTTTATTGTTGTTGAATCGCATGTACCAAGAACTGTTGGCAAGATGGTGGCTTTTGTTGAGCCGCCTCAATCAACCTACGATTGGGTTTCTCATGTTAGACAGGTTGACAATGAAATGGAGCAAATATCTAGAGACAATGCTGAAATGGATTTTAAGCAAAGGGTTGTAAAGTTTGACGATGATTCTAATGCTTTATTAGATAGTTTAGCCTACAGGCTTGTTGAGCAACAGAATGCTTTGGAGAAAGAAGGCTTAGAAGTTTTGCTGTCTAGAACTAGAGAGAAAGCAATGCGTTTAGCTTTAATCGGGGCTTTGGCGGATGATAGAAGAACTAAAGTTATTAAAGGAGATATAACTCAATGGGCAATAGATTATGTTTATTACTACGATCAACTGCTAATAGAAAACTGTAAAGACAAAGTTGCAGGTTCTGAAATGGAAGGACGTATTAAACAAATACTTAGTTTTATTAGGTCGCAGGGAGATTGGGGTATAAGTAAGCGTGATATTGATCGACGTGAAATATTCAGATCAATGAAGTCATATGAAGTTAAAGAAATTATAGAAAGATTGAAAAACTCAGGGGAGATACAAGAAAAAGATTTAAGAGCAAAAGGAACTGGGCGACCAACCAAACGTATTGTTGCGATTGACCCAGAATTTTTTAATGAAGATTGATAAACTGGCTTTAAGAGAAAGTCTTAGCGATGTGGCTGTTGGCGTTGTAATAGCTTTGCCCTTATCTTTTTTTGTTCTTAACATGTGCAATTATTTTAATGCCAGTTTGTTAACCACATCTATTATTCAAACAACAGTATTCACACTCGTTGCAATTATTCGCAAGTATTGTGTTCGTATTGTATTTAAAAAAGGAGAAATTAATGGATAAGCCAAAACCAAAAATGGAAAACATCAACGATCAAAAACGCGAAGAACGTGTTGCTGGTTTTATTGAGGGCCTTTGGAATGTTAGATGTCATAAGCTACCAGTTAGTTATGGTCTAGATTACTGGTGTGAATCAAAAGAAGTTTCTTTTTGGCTAGAAGTTAAATGCAGAACTTTTGGTATTACAAAGTATGACACCTTATTACTTTCTGCCAGCAAGTTAAGGATGGGCTCGGCCTTATCTTTAGCAACCAATCAACCGTTTGTAATTGTCTATGCAATGACGGACAGCGTTTATAGCCATACTTGGAAAAGGGATCACATATATGATGTAAGATTTGGTACAATTGCAGAGCCTATTTATGAAGAAGATTCAGAACCTTACATTCATTTCAGTAAAGATGAGCTAGAGTGTTTATCTCCTCATCCTTTAGGTTTTGACAGAGAAGAAATGGGATTGGTAAACAATTATAAAAAAGATAAATAAAGGAGAAGAAGAATGCCGATCAACTCAAGAACCAAGGGAGCGACGTTTGAAAGAGACGTTGCTAAAATATTAAACGAGTTTTTTGAATCTGAAGGTATTGACTACGTTTGTAAACGTAACCTAGACCAATACCAATCTAAAGATCTTTGCGATATAAATATTCCTCATCACGCCGTAGAGTGCAAGTTTTATAAAGAAGGGGATTGGTATCAACAAGGGTGGTGGGATCAAGTATGCAAAGCGACAGACGGCCGTATTCCTGTTTTAATTTTTAAATACAATCGTAAGCCTATTCGGGTGTGCGTACCTTTGTATGCAATTAATCCTGAGTGGGATGAAGATAACGATAAGGTAACAGTTATGCCAATTGAAGAATGGTTGGAAGTATTAAGAAATAACTGGGATCTTTATTTAATTAAGGGTTAGCTTAAATTTGCTAATCTTTGAGCAATATCCATATTAGCCATATTACCGCCTAAAAGATTTAAACTTGGCGTTGTTTGATTTTGAGCTGACAAGTTAGCAGGTTCAATTTCTGGTAGATCTAAAGCTATAGGAGACTTTGGATCAACTCCTTGATTTTCAAATTGTCTTCGTCCATATTCTGAAGTGTCTCTTAAAAAATCTGTCGGTAATTGAGTGCTTACAGCTCTTCTGATTGGCTGACCAACGCCAAGAGCTTCATACAAACTTGGCAATTGATTTTTTAGAAAAACTTTGTCTGGTATTTCTCCAGCCAGCCATTTTACAAAACCTGGCAAACCTAAAAGTCGAGATAAATTGCTTAATATTGTAAATTGCGGCAGTGCTTGTAAAGGTCTGAATATAATATTAAAAAGCAGCCCTTGAGTAAAAAGACCTCCGCCTTGAGCCGCTCTTTCTCCGCCAACAAGAAACTTAGATCTACTTGCAGCTTTCTTTAATAAGTCGTACTGAGCATCTCCAAAAGTTTCTTTTAATACTGCTTGACCATATCCATCTGGAGAAAGTATTGCTTTATAAAAGCCATCATCTTTAAATAATTTTTCAATTGCGTCGTCTCCTGGATTAACATACTGGTTAAGTATTTTTCTCATTGCCGCAGCTTGAAACTCTTTAAACTCAACTGATTCTGGTCCTAGCAATTGTTTTACGGCTGCTATGTCTTCTGAGTTACCAGATTTAAACAAAGTGTTAACTATATTTTCCGAATCAATTGTTCCGTTTTGTATTTTTTTAAAAACATCTATTTTTGCTATTTCGTCTAACTCAGACTGAGCCGCTGTTTTAAAGTTTAAATCTTCTATTACGTTATCTACGTTAGAAGTTTTAGCAAGTAAATCATCGAGCTCGTCTACAGTACCAACATTTACAATTTGATCTGCTTCTCTTAAAGATTTTACTAATTCTCTTTTACCAGTAGGCCCGAACAAAGTATCAGCAGTTGTACCATATCCTTCGATTGTATTGGCTATTTTTTTATAATCAACAATATCAGAGCCTTTCTGGACTCTAGTTACAATGTCTCTTAAAAATTCTTTTTGCAGCACACCTTTAACTTGTTCTTTGTTTTTAAATACTGGATCTTTTACGTCTATTTCTGCATCTGCCAATATTTTTCTTTGCGTATCGCTAAACTCTAAAGCGCTTCTTGTTGGAGCTTTTGATCTATCAACTCTACCAGAACCTTCAAATCTTTGTTTTCTAAATGCTGCTGTATCTACATCTAAAGTATCAAGCAATCTTTTAACATTCTCGCCGTTGTTTTTCTTTAAAACTACTTGAGTTAATATTTTATCTATATTTAGCCCGCCTGCTGCCACATCATTCAAAAGATCTTTATACAAACCTTGGTCAAACGCTTCCATGCCTTTTGAATAAAAATCATTTGCAATTCTAATAGACTGCATTTGAGCCTGTAATTTTCTAGGATCTATTTTTTTGTTTTCGGTTATATCGTCAATAACTTTGTTGTAATAGTTTTGATCTCTTGTTAGAGCCTCTATATCTTCTTTTGCTATTTGTTGTAACGATTTAAAACCAGGTTGAGCCTGAAGTTCGTCTAAAACTTTTTTTTGATTTCTAATTTCTTCAAGAGCCAATCTTCTAGCATCATTTAATTTATCACGTGATTCTTCCAAGCCTCTGATGTATGGATCTTTAAACTCTCCATCTGTTCTATAAAAATTTGATGCGTCTAACAATTCATCGTTTGTTTCTTGTATTTCATTTCCAATTTTTAAAATGTTATCTTCTGCTTTGGATATGTTTTTTTGAGCTTCTTGAATCGCATCTACAAATTTTGGATCTTGCCTAGCAATAAACTGTTTTAAAGTTTTTACAGATTCTTCGCTTGCATTTACTCTTGCGCTTTCTTGCATTAACCCATAAAGACTTTGATCAGAAACACTTTCTTTTTCTAAAATTTCATTTCCTATTCTTGTTATCTCTTCTCTTGATTTATCTAAATTTTGTTTAAAAAATTGTTGCAATTGATTAAAAGCAATATCATCTCCATCTTCTAATCTTCTTAAACTTTCATCTATGATGCTAATAAGTTTACTTCTGTCAGTAGAAGCAATAGAAGCAAACTCTTTGGAAGATTCTGTAATTCTATTAGCAGATGCTAGTCCGCTTCTTAGCTCTAGCAATTCTTTTAAACTTAAATTTGCGCTAGTTTTATCTAATAGTTTTTGCAAGTCTGCTAACTGAGCGCCAGCTTTGTCTACATTTAATTTTCCTGAAGCATCTAATGCATCTCCAGCAATAATTCTTATATATTCTTTTAAAGGGGTTGAGTCAATAAACTTTGCTTGTATGCCAAGTCCTGGACCGCCAAAAGCTTCAAAAGATAAAATATCATCTGATAGATTTCTTGGTATTTCAAAAAACTTACCAGTAGACTCATACAGTTTGCTTTGAGCGTCATACCAAGCGTTGTAACCTTGAGCTGTTAAAATTCTTATTTCTTCTCCAGCTTGAGTTGTAGCGGATTCTGCAAAAGCGTCAAAATCTCCTAACACATCATCCATCATTTTTCTTACGTTGCTGTTAGCCGTATTTAATTTTTTTTGGCTTTCTCTAAATTTTCTTGAAATTGATGCGCTTAGTTTTTTACCAGCAGCAACATCTGCGGCGCTGTCGCCAAAACCAGTTTTTATAAGATCGTCTATTTCTTTATCAAACCCAGCGGTTAAATCGTTGGTTGATCTAAATACATTTTTAACATCCGTTGCCAAAACATTTCTTACGCCTATTTTTCTGCCTTGATACTTAGATACAGTCTCTGCAATCCCTTGCAACAAACCAGTTAAAGGACTGTCCATCGCCGCTAGTGCTACAGCACCTTTGTATCTTTTTCCTGTTTTAGAATCTACCACTCCAGTTTTAGAAATAGCAGATGCCATCTTTAAATCTTCAGCTCCTAACTTGCCTTTACTTAAAGCTTTTTGACCAAAGGTGTATTTAAGTAGTTTTCCACCTAAACCAAACAAAGCCTCTCCACCTGCGCCGATAGCTGCTTCAGTTGCTAATAGACTTGCTAGTTCGCCAGGCGTGTTGTCTTGTAATCCAGCTACGTATTCGATGCCTTCTTCAATACCTTTACCACCAGCAGCTCCAACGCCTGTACCAGCTGATATAGCACCTATTTGTTTAACGCTTACATCTTTAAGGCCAGGAAATTTTGGTTTGAGTTTGCCTCTGGTAAATATAGATCCAGCAATAGATCCAAGAATCGGTCCAACAATTCCAGAAAAATCTGCAAAATCATTTGCAGAAAAACCAGATTCATCAATAACAACGTATTTGTTTGATCTTGGATTTATTCCTAATTTTCTCAAGCCTCTAGGCGTTAAGGCTAAATCTCCTTTGCTGTTTCTGGTAAAACCATCGCCGCCAACAGATTCAGTTAAAATTATTTCTTTTTCACCTTGAGTTTCTGCTGCTCCTAGCTTAGTTCTGAGCCAAGGAGCGTTTACACCAGATTCATAATCAAATTTTTTTAAATCAGAATCTGAAGCCATTGTTCTAGCTTTATCATCAACAAATCCTCTTTCGCCAGAATTGTAATATTCTACAGCTCTATTTTTTGCATAGTTTTGGTCTTCGGTATCTACCTTAATATATCTACCATTAGGAAGTCTTACTTTTATAGCCATTATGTTATAACGTCTGATCTATCCGCAATACTTATCTCATCTTCATCAACGGGAGCCGAGCCAGTATTAAAATTTCTTTTTAACATTCTTAAATTTGGAAATACATCCATATATTCAGCTTCGTACACGTTTATTAAATTTCTTGCATCTGTAGAAGATTTGGCTAAAGTTGCCTCTGTAAGCCTTAATAGATCTATTATTTCGGCTTTGCTTGATGTTGTTTTTTGAATGTTTCCTAATAAATCTTTAATTAAAGCTCTGTCTGCATCTGAAATAGTTTTTCCTTTTTCATCAAGTAAAGCTTGAACCATTCTTGCTTCAAGAAACTTACCAATATTTGCTGCTTTAGAAGCAGAATTTAAATCTAAGTCTGTTCCAGTAAAACCTTGGGCTCTTGTAACTAATCTATTCATCCAGCCTTGTAAACCAGTTGTATTATTTGTAGCTAAAAGTTGTCTTAAAGTTTTTATTTCATTAAGCATTATATTGTTGCCTTCTACATCTCCAGCTGCTTTATTGTATTCTTTTATAATTGCATTTTTATCAGTTGTTTTTAAAGCGCCTTTTTCTTTTTCCTCTCTTAGTTTCTTTAAAAATTCTTCTTGTGACAATGCTTCTGCGTCATCTGCTTTCATTACAGCATCTGAAGAATTAGCTGCTCCAATTGCAATGGCGTCTGCAAGATTGTCTGTTCCTGCGGCTGCCTTAGACATCTCGTTAAGAAAAATGCCTATATTTCTATTTTTTCTTTCTTGTCTTTTTTGTATAAAAACTTCTCTGTTTTGTTTATCTTTTAGATCATATGCTTCTAAAATAGAGTTTATAGATTCAATTTCTTTTTTTGTTTTTTCTTCGTTATTTTTTTTAACAACCTTTGGATCTTTGCTTGTTGTTGAAGATGGAGAAGATTTAGTTTGAACAGACTCTAAGGCTTCCTGTATGGATACAGGTATTTCTTCTTGAGCTAGTTCATCATTATCTAATAACAAGTCTGCTCCTACTAAACCAGTTGCCGCTCCTAATGGAGTTTTTGCAGCTTTGTAAAGTTTTCTACCAACATTTAAACTTTTAAGATAACTAGCAGCAGGCAGGCCAATTCCAGTTATGCCTAATGCTGCAATTCCGTAATCTATAGGATCTGTATAATCAAAAAGAAGACTTCCTTTTCCTCCTACTAAACCAGGTTTTTCCGCTTGGTTTATTTTATCAATCTCTCTTTGCAGTTGCGCTCTTATTTGATCTGCATTTAAACCTGTTGTATTGATTCCTAATTTAGCAGCATAATCAATAACTTCCTGTGGAATTTGTTGAGCCACATCTCCAGCTGCAAACATTCTTCGTTGTAATACATTCACTTTAAGGTCCTACTCCAAACTGGTTATAGTAATTAGAATCTGTTCCTGGAGGCGCATATCCTTGGCCTACACCTGGAACAAAACCAGCTCCGCTGGCTTGAGGTCCTGCTGGTGGTTGTGGAGTTTGATATGTCGCAGGAGCGGGAGGTACTGTGCCTCCTGTTGGAATCAAGCTTCGGTAATAATCCGCTTTTGCCTGATCTGCTGGATTTGGTTGATATTGCTGCTGTTGCGGTCTAAAAGTATTGTAAACCCCTAAACCAGCTGCAAGTGCTGCATTTCTTGGATCAACAGGTAAGCCATATGTTTTATCAACTTGGGTTTGTCCTGATTGATATGCAGGAGCAAAGCCTTGTATGTAAGATGCAGCTTGAGTTGGAGCCATTCTTGTAGCCTGTTGCTGAGCATATTGTCTGTCTAGTCTTTGCTGCTCAATTCCTCTATTAACACCTCCAAGGCCTTCTAACATACCAATATCTGCGCCTCTTAGTCGTTGTTGCGTTGCGCCTAGATCTCCTAATTGAGAACCATATCCTGCTAAGTTAGCTCCTATTCCAGCAATCCCAGTACCTACGCCAGAGATATCTCCAGCCAGCTGTCTTGCCGCAGCAGATCTGCCTTGACCCAAACCAAGCAAGTCTTGAGCATATTGTCTTTGAGCTTCAGATCCTTGCGCTCCAAAACCAGCCTCTAGCTGAGATCCTCTTTGAGCTGCTGATCTTTGATTTTGTAATTCTTGTAACGCCCTTTCTTGAGCAGTATTAAATCCGCCAGATCTAATTTTGCTTAATACGTCGCCTAGACCTCTGCCTAAAGATTCTTGTCTTTCTTGAGCTGTTAACCTAGCTCTTGAGCCAAACGCTGATTCGCCACCTCGAGAAATATCGGATGCCCTTTGTTGGATGTCCTGCATTTCTCCAGCTTTTAAAACGTCTTGAATTGTTTGGTTAACCACTTGTTGTTCAAATGGATTGTAGAACTGGCCTGCCATTCTTGGATCGTAACCACGTAAAGATTGACCAAGAAGCTGTCTAGCTGATGGCCCGCCAAAACCTAAACTGCCAAAAAGACCGCTAAGTCCTGAACCTAATTGTTGTTCGGCTTGTCCAAAGTAAGGTTGTTGCATGCCGTAAGCAGATCTATAGCCACCTAAAGACTCATCTAATAAACCTCTTTGCGTACCTAAGTCAGATATGCCTTGTTGGATTAAACTTTGCTGTCTATCTAAAAAGGGTTGATAAGAGCCAATACCTTGTTGAGCTAACTGTCTTGCTTGTTGCTCTTGCGCTGATAATCCTGCTGTTTCTTGTAAGATAGCAGGTTGATCTAGATAAGCTTTTTGAGCGGCTCTTGTCGCTTGATTAATTAAACCTGGCGTATCAGTAGAGCCAAAATATAATTCTCTTACCGCAGGATCAGAAATAACTTCTCTTCTGTCTAAAGCCTGTAAAACAGGATTCATTGGTTCAGCCATTATATTGCCTCAAAAATATTCATTAACTCACGCATGTTTTTTACACCTTTTTCGCGTGAAGCACTACCACCTTTAATAAGCTCAATACCAGATTTGGTTTTATTAACGTCAAATGCGCCTGCGCCACGTGTAGCTTTAGCAGTCATTACAAACTCACCATCACTTAACATCGCGGGTATATCATCTGAAGTGCCAGTACCTGGTCCAGCGGATTCTCCGCCTTCACGCATGTCTAGTTCACCAATCGTTGTTGCCAAACCACCTTGATTAAAATATTTTCTAGCCTCACCGCCGTAAGCAAAATCTAAAGCTACAGGTGCAGGAGCTAAACCAAAGTCTGCTCTACTACCGCCTGTTCCTAAGTTTTGAGCCATTTGGTATCTGCCCAATTGATCCATTGTTACTTTAGGAGTTTCTGCTATACCACCCATTCTTTCTTTAGATGCGTCGTAAGCAATTTTACCAGCCAAACCTGCTAGGCCCATAAGTCCAAGGTTGCCGCCGAACATGCTGCCGCCACCCCCTCCGCCGCCAGGAAAAATTCCTTTTATTCCGTCTTCAATACCTTTAATAGCCCCAGGAGTTTTCTGACCAAAAAAACTGCCGCCGCTGGCTTGTCTTACTTTTTCAACTTCAGCGTTGTAAGCAGCGTCGCCTTGAGATTTTAAAAGAGCAATTTGTTGCGGAGTATACCCAGCGTTTTCTAACACTTGAGATCTACCGCCAAAACCAAATTGGTTTCCAATTGTTTTTATTATTTGAGGTGTGCCCCCTTGATCTCCTGGAAGTCTTTTAAACATACCGCCTTCTGTAAAAGGATTTAAGCTAGCTATTCCAGATTTAATTGCGCCTTTACCAAACGTAAAAGCTTGTCCTAAAGTTCCGCCAGAACCTGCTGTAATAGCATTTCCAACTCCGCCAAGACCTGGAACTTTACCAACCAAACTACCAATACCGCTGGCTACGTTGCCTAAACCAACTTTACCTAACAAAGATCCGCCTACAGCGCCTAAGGCCTGACCTACGCCAGGAATAAACATCGCTACAGGAGCAACTTTTTTGGCTACTTTTTTTACAGATTTAAAGGTTTTTTTCAACCAACCAAACTCAGGTTGTCCTGTAATCGGGTTGATACTCATATGCGGCCCTACAATATACTCATCTGGATCTAATCCAGCCGCCATCATTTCTCTGCTTAATCTTGCTTGCGTATCAGCGCTTATTACTGGAGGAACGACTCTTTCGCCTGGAGCAACGTGTGCTACAAAACGATCTTCATCCCTGCCTAAACTTGCTATACCTGTTCCTGAATTATCAATAATCATATTTAAATTTTACTCTCTTCTTCATCACATGTTAACCAAAAAACTAATAAATAGCGATTGCCACTTTTTACTGGTAAGCCTCGGTGCATATGCGTAAAGCTTGGAAATATTAAAGCATTTCCTGTTGGGATGGGATCAACAATGCCTCGGTTTAAAAATTCTGTTCCGCCACCCTCGTATTCGCCTGTATTTAAAGGAACAACAATGCTTATATCTGCGCTAGCATCGTGATGCCAAGCACCTTGTTTTTTGTCTTTTAAATTATAATTTGCTATTTGGATGCCTCCGCCTGTTACGTGACGATTCCAAATGCTTAATAAGATAGGATTAACAACTGAAAAAACTATCTCTAATAAAGAATTGTATATAGGAAGACAACATTCTTGCAATACTATTTCTGGTATTTGTCTTAACTTATCTTCGTCTGGATTTGGCGTAAAGCCGTAAAAAGATTCTAAGTTTTTCATTTCGTCTATTAGTAGATTGCAAAATGTTTGAGAAAACAAAGGAACTTTGTACACATCTTTAACTGTTTCTTCAATAATACTTTGAACCAAAGTAGGGTCTGGGTTTTGAGTACCTTCTGATTTGTAAAATTTTAATAAGTTTGGAAGAGATAGTTTTGTTTTTTCTAGAGTTTCTTTATCAATAAACCAATCGTTAGGATAAGCCAAAAGAAGATTCTTTAGCTGATAGTCTTGTTCTAATTGTTCTGCAAGCATACCTTGTTCCATATGTTATTTTATTATTTACAAGGTTATTGTAATATTTCCGTTTGTTTTTACCGAAACACTACCTAGTAAACCTTGGGCTTCGTATCCTTGAGGATTGGGTTCATCCATTAAATCAATAAACTCAGTCCCGTTAAATACTTGCAACACTTGGGTTGTCGTATTAAAGATTAGCGTGCCAAGATTAAAATTTAACTTATCACGTTGAGTAGTTGATAATTGCAAAGTATTATCAGGGTCTACTGCTCCTAAGTTTATCTCTAAAATTCTTATAAGTCTATTAAAAGTAGAAGAAGTAACGCCCTCTCCTTGCGCTTGCGGGAGCTGAGTTGGAAGTAGCTTGCTCATCTCCTTCCGTCAGTTCTGATATCTATTCTTGTTGCGCCGAGTCTCCAGCCAATTCCTAAATTACCGTTGTTTGCGGCGTCATCATCTGATTCAAACCTCAAGACCATCTGCCTTGCTCGGCCTCTAACGTAAGCTTGTTGAGTATCGGCTTGTATAGCGCTAGTAGAGTTGGTTGTTAGAGAATCTCCAGGAAAGTTTCTTGTTTTAACAACAATATTGACTGAGCCATTTTCGTTGGTATTTTGGATAAACTTAAAGTCGGGTATGATTCTTCTAATAAAAGTAAACTGCTCGCCATCACCTATATCAAAGTCAGAGCTTTCAATAAACACATTTGTCATCGGGGAGCCATCATCGTCAAAGCCTACTTCTTGTTGATACAAGTACCCATTACTAACTGCTCTAGGAAAATTTTCTATCCCAGCATCTAGCCAAGCAGTTCTGCTTAATTGGCCATACACCCAAGTTTGTTCTGCATAATTATAAATAACGTATCTGTCTATCTCGTTGCTTGAAGCAGAACAATAAAACCAACCAACTTCATTTTTATCAGCGATTGTAAAAGCGTTAATTTTAAAAGATTGCGTAAGGTTAATATCGTTGAATACGTAATTATGAACGCTACAAGGCAAAGTTTGTACGCTACCGTTATAAGCGTAAAAGTTGTTGTAGCCCATCCAGTAAACAGCAGAAGTAGCTGTTGTTGCAGCTTTTGGCCCTACCAAGCCAGTCCCCTCGTTAATTAAGTTAACCGAGAATGTAAACGGCGGTCCAACAAACTGCATACTGTATAAAGCAGTATCTGTCCAAACTAATATTTCTTGTCTAGATTTAACGGCACCAATAATAGAAGAACCAGAAGATAGCCTTAAAGATCCAGCAGTATTGGTAATTGTTGGCTCAAAGTCTAAATTATTTTCTTGATCACTAAAAGCAATCAGCATAGGGTCAACGGTACCTGTTCTAGCCGAACCTGCATCATTAATTGGATCAGCTCCTAAGACAATTAAATGTCTGTCAATTTCTGAAGTAATAACTTGTAAACCAACTGTAGGCACTAAGTTAGCACCAGATATTCCAGACATGTCAACAGCTCTTGTTGTAACGCCATTGTTTTCAGTCCATTGATAAATGCCACCACCCCTAACATTTATAATTAAGTTTTCGCCGAAGTTATCGTGAGTCCAAAGTCTTAATTGGTTAGTGACAGATAAAGCAGTAACAGAACCAAAAGTTCCTTCGCCCCATCCGTTTAAACCCCAACCAGTTCCAGGAACATAAACATCAAGACCTACATTTATTTGGTAAGTTCCAACTGTAGAACCTCCACCATTACCGCTATCTCCAGCCGCAGCCAATACTGGATCGCCGTTAGTGTCTTTGGCTTCTATTGTATAAGAGTTAGCATTTACTATTGTAGCTATTTGATATTCTTGATTAAGAACTGTAGCAGTAATATTACCGCCAAGAGACGCTGCTCCAGAAAAAGTTACAAAGTCATTTGCTACAGCCCCATGAGCTGTATCAGCGACAGTAATTGTCGCGTCTCCGTTGCCAACTTTAGCAAAGGTAACATCTCCAGCGCTTGTTGTAGATCTTATTGGTGTAACATCATTAAAAGTAGAGCCTTCTTCTATATAATATTTCCAGGTTGTACCGAGTCCTAAATATTTAGTTCCACCCAAAGAAACCCAAGAATGCAAAGCTCTACAAGTTCCTAAAAAAGTATTAAGGTTTTCTTTTGCCCAGCCGCCAAATTTTTCTGGCAAACCTTTTCTAAATCTTACAAGATTAATATCAAACCAACCGCCTTCGTTACTATAATCAGTTCCTTCTCTATTTACCCCTGGTTTAAATAATGTTTTTTGTAACGCCATTTTATATGTGTTCCCAGTCTTTTCCCTCAAACATTAAAGCTTCTGCTTCTCTTCTTCTTGTAAGGCCAGCCAAAACTTTGCCTTTTGCCTTATTCCATCTTTTCATTTGAGCGGGAACTTCGTCGTATTTACCCTCATTTAAAACTCTAAGCATGCTAGATTTTTTAAGATTGTTTGGACCTAAGTTGTATGTCCAAGACACCAAAGCGTCAAACTGGCATTGGTTAATTGGAACAGTTACCAACGAATTAACATAATGCTCATACTCATCATCAAGCTCACGCCATAACATAAAGTCTGCTTTTTCTTCAGTCCACTTATCACCTTCTTGTACATCTTTGGTATGGCCGTATCCTATAGTCCAAACCCCCGCAGCACATTTATATGCCTCAAGCTCACAGCCTTCAAATTTTTTTATAAGCTCGAAGCCTTCGTCTGAAGTGTGCATTAATTTCCCAATACTATTGTTACAAAAGCGATTAACAAAGTTCCTATAAAACCAAAAGTTCCAAACATTGCCATTCTTAGGGTTTTGTTTAAATCGTTCATTTCTTGTTTTATCTCTGCTGTTTCTCGAAATATAGTTTTCCATCTTTCCTCACATTTTGCTTCATGCGATTTTAAATCTGATGCAACTGATTGAACTGTGGTTCTATTCGCCATCTTTTTTATCACCCGTATTGGATGCTCCAAAGTAAAACGATATAACTGCTGACGCCAACCCACCCAAATATCCTAACACTAAATTAATTAAAGCTTCAGAATTTTGTTCGGGTGGTTGCAAGGTTACTAAAAATATATAACCCATAAAACCACCAACAACAGCAATACCCATAATTCTAGCTGTCCAATCTTTGCTAAAGTTTTTTCTAGCATCTTGTTTTTCTACTGTTTCTAACCTAAATATATCTACATCTAGCTCTCTCATCTGAAGTTCAAAATCTTGTTCAGCTTTTTTAAGTTCTAGCATTTGTTCTGGAGTAGCTGCTTGAATGGCTTTGTTAATAGATTTGGGATCTGCTTGACAGCCAAGCACACCAGCAATAACAGATGCTGCTTGACCACCTAACGGACCGCCTAATGCGGATCCTAATGTTGGAGCAAGCGCTCCTACTACATTTTTAATTAAACCAAATTTCATAATTACCCCGCTAATGGATTTTTTTCTTCATTAATTTTAGATTCTATCTTTTGTACATCTTTTTGTAAGTTCATGTACTGTTCTTTTAAAATAGACCAATTGTTAGTGTTTTGATTAACAGCCCCTTCTAAAATATTTATTTGCTCTAACTTTTTTAATTTTTGTTCCATAACAGAAATTTGTGTTACAAGGCTGTTAATGTCTTCTTCGTAAGAAACAGATGCTTGTGCCTCTAAGTTTTCAATTCTATTAACATAGGTTGCTCCTTGATAGCCAAAGCCAGCAAGGGTTGTAACAATTCCTACAAGAGCTATAAGTTGCGTTGTTTTATTTTCAAACCAATTCATTTCAGTCTCCTATAATGCTGGCTGTAATTTTTTTAATTCAGTCAAAGTTTCTATACTTTGTCCTGCTAGCCCATAAAAAGCCGCAGTATTATCTGAAAGGTTGCTATTAGTATAAATGTTTTTTGACTCATACCAAAATTCTTTTTCAGGTATGTATACGGTTCTGTAATTATTAAATCCTGGCAAAAAGCCCATAACCGCTATAATAGCGTTCTCTGAGCCATACTCACCTGTTTCTTCTTGTTTGGCCGCAACTTGTTCTTGGGCTGTCTGTAAGTTTTGAGCAATAATATTTTCAACGGTAGTTTCTGAGTCAGAATCAACTGATGCAATAGATGTATCCATCTGATCTTGCGTTGTTTCTGTTGTTACATTCGCAACTGTTACTTCAGTTGTTACCGTTTCTGTTTCTACAGTTGTTGAACTAAAAGATGTGTCTGATACAGACATGCTGCTCATATCCAAAACTTGATTGGTTTGAGCTGTAGATGATGCAAATTGATCTGACATGCTAGGCGAACTGCTGGTGCTAATACCAGCGTTAGATGAGTTACTTACAGCATTTCCAGCAGCAGCAGTATTTCCAGTAGCATGTATAGAATTACCAGCGTCAGTACCACTAACACTTTGATTTGCGGTTTTTATTGTAGATGCAACCACTCTAAGAGCTACTTCTTTACTAATTGAGCTTTCACCTTTTGTATTTTCTCTTTCAGCAACTTGAAACTCTTCTTCAAATACATCTTCTTCTATAATCTCTTCTCTCTCTATTCTTTCTTCTTCTATTTCAGCTTCAGCCAGCCTTTCTTCTATAGCTTCAAAAACCTCCTCAACGGCCTCTTCTTCAAAAATTTCTTCTATAAACTCTTCTTCTGGATCTTCCAATACTGCAAGTTCTTCTTCTCTTCTAGTCTCTTCTTCAAACCACTCTTCTAACTGCTCTATAGTTTCAAGCTCAATAAATGTTTCAGGCTCTCTAAAATCTTCTACTAAAAATGTTTCTTGAAAGATAAACTCTTCAATTAGCAAGTCTTCAACAGGTAAAAATATTTCTTCTTCTTGCATAGGAAAGTCTTGTCTAATTTCAAATGGATCTCTGTACTCTTCATTAGGAAACATTTGCTCAAAAATTATTTCTTCCTCAAACATAAATTCTTGTTCTTCAAAGTTTTGTTCTTCAAACTCATAAACAAACTCTTCAAACATAGGCTCTTCTTCATAACCAAACTGTTCTTCTTCTTCATAACCGTAATCAAATTGATCTTCTTGAAAGTAACCTATATCTTCTTGTTGCGTATAACCAGGGCAAAATGGCCCATACTGAGGATCTAAATCGCATTGCTGGTCATCATATGCATCCCAATAATAGGGGCAAGACTCATCATAAAGAGAATTTATATTGCATTGTTGCGTTAATAAAGCATCTGCATAACCGCTACAACTAGAATCATTTAAAGGATTGCTGCAATCAATACCGTTGCCAGATCCCCAACCAAACAAAGACCCACCATTTTCTAAATTAGTATTTTTATCTGAGTTGTTCCAATCAGTATTTACACAGGTGCTAGAGTTGGTTGAGCCTGTATTACATTCATCATGGTAGTAATAAGTATAAGAGTCATCTTTGTTAGCTCCCACTTCACCAATAAGTACATCATGGTTAATAATATCTAATTCACGATAACGTAAATCAAAAGAGTGGTTGTTCCAAAGTATTATTTCAAAACTATTATCAGATGCTCTGTTGTACTCTCTAAGGTTATACCAGCCAAAAATCATCTTGCTAGAATCACCCCAAGACTTCATACGAGAATCAGAGTCTCTAATTAAATCGGTCCAGAAAGGGTATATGGTATAGGTGTGCTGCCCGTTAATAGGGTCAGGAGTATAGTCATTACAATAGCTACCACTAGAGCCAAAATGCAAACATCCATTTGTTGCCATCCTCGCTTGACTAAATGTAGAGCCATAAAAAGTAAAATTAAAAGAAAGATCAATTGCGGGAGAAATACCATCATCGGATACCTCGTACGCTAATTCACCGTTAAAGTTGTTTGCGTTAGCGTTAAGATCGTAAAGTTCTTGGTTGCCTTCATATGTATACTGTCCATATACACTAAATGATAGCAGACTAGCTACTGCGTAGCATAAAATTCTTTTTTGCATTGTTTGCTTGTTTTAGTTTTTCTTGTGTAAGTTTTTTTAACTAAGCCCACAACGTCTTT